TAACGTATCTGTAGGACGCTTCATGCAAAAAACAGAGTGCGACTATTTCATGTTCATCGACGCTGATATTCACTTCGATCCCGAAGCCGTAGTACGTCTCGTAAAGTCTGGTCATGATCTCTCTGTAGCGTGTTACCCTAAAAAGGTGGTTATGTGGGACCAGGCGGCGAATGCAGTTAAGAATGGCGACACACGCAGCATGTCCATGCTCTCATCCAGTCTTGTCATCAATTTTGGGGCGCAAAATCGTCCCATCGAAAATGGGTTTATCGAGATTTTAGATGGACCCACCGGTTTCATGGTTATCAAACGCTCGGTATTCAAAACACTCGAGGAAAAGTTTCCCGAACTTTGGTGTAAAAATGATCATCAGAATAGAGACTTTGACGATTATCACGCCGTGTTTGATTGTATGATTGATCCAAACAATCGTAGGTACCTTTCAGAAGATTATGCATTCTGTCGTCGTTGGCAACAAGCTGATGGTAAAATTTATGCAGATGTAAATACGACCCTTGGTCATGTTGGCAACCTGCCATTCAGTGGATGTCTGGGTGACAGGCTTAAGGCTTAGACAGGATAGGTATCCATGAAGTTCGCGACAATAATTGTTACTCGATCCAAGTCTTGTCATGTCAAAACGTTACATGGAGTTCTTCGATTGAATATGAAGTGTATTCAAAATAAACATGACAATGAAATCGTATACGTGAATGACGATCCATACGAGAAGGCTGAATTGATACAAGCGTACATGAAAAAGTATGAACGTATCATCTTCATCGATTTTGGTATCGGTATCGATGAAGCATCTATCGAACAATGCTTTAGTAAACATGAAGGTGTGGGATGTCTCGTGTTCCCGGGTGTTAAGGAGGGTATAGATTGGGAACTCTTCAAAGAAAAGGTCAACAGCGGTTCATCTGAACCGGTCTCACAAATGGGACTTCACTTCGACACAAATGTCGGTAAGAAGATTTCTGAAAATATCTATCAAGTCACTTCGACTGATGCGAAAGCATGGATGATGAATACCAAGATTGTCATCAAGAACATCAAAGACAAGAAGACTGGAACTTGGAAGATAAGTCCCAAGATGTTTGAAAAATTTAAGGAACAAAATGTTCGAATGTATGCGTTTACAGCAGCTAAGTTGACGATGACGTATGCACATGAATGTGTGAGTAACATCTTGAACGCCGCCGGTGTCAAAGTAAATTAAAGTTTAGAAGGGAACCTAAAATATGTCCACCCCACTTCACAAATATGTCATAGACTTTATACATGCCAGATGGGGAAGTAAAGATTATTTCCCCGGACCACAGCCCATATCGATCGAGTATAAGCATTTTCCGATTTTGAAGGGTGGTGACTATTTGGTGTGTGAGAAAACTGATGGAGAGCGCCACATGATGGTGGCACTCACCTATGATGGAAAGAAGAAATGTCTATTTGTGAATAGGGCTTTTAATATGTTTGAAGTTCCGATCAATCTCAAGAAGAGTGCCTATGATGGGACGATTCTAGATGGCGAGCTGTATGATGGAACACTGATGGTGTACGATGCCGTACTCATCGCTGGTCAATCCGTATGGAACAAAACTCTCACGGAACGTCTTGAGGCTGCACGGGGTCTCATGAAGTCGGTGATCTATATGAAGTCTGACAAATACCGACTCAAGTGTAAAACTTTTCACCATATGAGAGAGTTTGCAAAGTTTATGGATGAGTATCTTCCCACAGTTGAGCAGGATATCGACGGTCTCGTCTTCACGCCTATAAATGAACCCATACGCATCGGGACACATGAAACAATGTTCAAATGGAAACCACAAGAGAAGAATACAGTGGACTTTCTCATGAAGAGGGAACCTTCGAGAGAAACACCAGGACTTGTACCAGGTCGACCCACATGGCGCCTGTATGTTCAGGAAAAGGGGAAACTCTACTTTGAGAGTGAAATCCCCCACAACCGCATCGAGGACAAACCATGGTTCGAAGATGGTGCGATTGTCGAGTGTGCCTATGTGACGTGGGAGGAACCGATGTGGTGGAAGCCCCTAAAGAGAAGGACGGATAAGACCCACCCAAACAATAGACGAACATTCTATCGAACGATTGTCAACATCAAGGAGAATATCAAGATGAAGGAGTTTTTAGATTGTAGACCATGAAATAATATCCGGCTTCGTCGGGCAAGGAGTGTTCCTTAATCGTATCATCATCAACGAGAAACCAATTATTCCTACGCTTCACAAAACTCACATAGTGTCCATCATCTTGATGACCCACATGGACGGCCGAGGCGATTAGGTTATACTCAGATCCACCAATCTGAATGTTTTCTATGATTTGAATGTGACTTTTCCTATCAAAGGAAAGCATAAACACCTGGGGTAACTTGGAGAAGAGCATACGCGTCGTCGCTACGTGATGCGTCTTACCTTCAGTGTCTTCAAAGTTCTCTATGACATTCCAAGCTGTACTATCTGACAGCATCTTACCCATATCTTTCCCGTTGGAGGTTATCAAATGGATACTGAAATTTTCTTCATTCGATGACTTTCCACCTGGCCAAATAGTCTCTTGTACCTTCTTTCCATAAAACCATCGCTTTACATCTGGAACTGATCGCTCTAAAATGTCTATGACACAAAGGATCGCTTCCTGAACATCATGTTGTTCATGTGACTTGAAACGTGGAAATTCTGTTTGAAAAAGGTTTATGAGTGGTTTTATATCTATAATTTCTTGTCCCTTTGTCCAGTATATCTTCACGAGTTGGGAGTAGCCTGTGGTGAATGCACATTCACCTTCGTACGGATTTCGTATGAGATGGTTTGTCAGAACTGGAATATGAAGTAGGCATTGGATGGCTGTGTTGAAATAGCACGTATTTCCGAGGTTTCCAAAACCTTTCATTACATTTTATGCTCAAAAAAGGCTTAAGAGAATGGCGCAAATGTAAAAAGACAAGATGAATATCACCGAGAAAGTACTTCCCCTGTTCGAAGCCCACAAGGCTGAAGGCGATATCGAAGTCGAGATCCGCCTCGGTAAACACAATGGATCACTCTTCGATACCAATGTCGGTAAAGATGTCTGGAAACAGGTGCTCAAGGGCTTGAAGAAGTATGACGGATGGGAGAGTACCAAGACGTCGACTTCAGATGTCTATTACAACGACGCCAATAATGTTCGTATCACAGTCGATGAAGATAGTGGAGAACAAACGATGATCCAAAAGATTGCAGTAGTCAAAGAGGATTTCAAACGTGAACCCCTCGATGTACGCTTTTGTATCGCTCGTGAAATTCCAACTTCTGGTGAATATGAGATGGATCGTAAGCGCACTAAGACGAGGCATTCCTTCGTCCGTAAGAACCTGAGTATAGACATGACCATCTCTTCAGGGGACAACGCCGACATGGACTCTGAGGAGGAGGCGAGTTATCAAATTGAATTGGAAATTGTGAAGCCTTCGGATGTTGATTCCATCTACAAATTTCAGAACATTCTTCAGAAGATCGATGACCTCTGTAGATTAATTTCTTAGTAAACAAGGATGCTGCTAACACCTCCGGTGCGTGTAAATAAAAAAAAATATGTAAATAGAAATGATAGTCCCTATCATTCTCATACTACTCGTATTGGCCATCATGCGTGATAAACGTACAAAGTCTGAGGAGGTTGAGGGTTCAAAAAACTTTTACATGAGCCAAGGTGCATCGAAGGATGTATATCTCCAGATGCACACTGACGGGATGTCCCAGGACGATTTGAGAAAATTTGTAAAGATGGAGGATCAGTTCTTGGAACTCGAGCGTTCAGGTCAGCCTCATATAGTCACAGCAACTTGCCTTTCTAATAAAATTAAAGATACTTTCCCTAAATACGACTTTTCCTATCACACTACACATCTCAAAAAAATTTCTCGCTCTATATAAACAATGAACCGTGTTAAGGAAACTGCTGCTGCCGCCGCCAAGAAGGCTCGTAAGACCTTCGATAAGATGCGTGAGGGTATGATGGCTCCCGCTGTCGCCCCCACCCCCTACGTCGACTCCAAGGGTCGTCGCATCAACAAGACCAATAACGGTGCCATGTTCACCAAGAACGCTGAGGGTAACCGCAACTACAAGCCCGTCGCCAACGCGGTCAAGCCTCCCAACAATAACGCTCCCATGAAGACGATCACCAAGGAGACCGCGAAGACCGTCCCTAAGGAGATTCGTCCCAAGAAGTAATCGCATTCAGCATGTTAAACAGGTTCCACAAAAGCATCTTATGTTTGGGACTATCTATATCGTTATAGAGATTAATCACACGCATGATGAGTTTGTTATCATCCTCTTCACTCTCATCACGCTTTAGACCACTTACCCTAATGTAGTCGGCTGCGACATAAATCATCGCATCCAAAAACTCCTCCCTCGCCATATGAAGCCATGAGTTCACCGGTGTTCCCCAATCCCTAGTGTCATCATCCGTACGAACACCATGATTATATTTTCTCAACCCGAGCTCGAGCCGTCCGGTTAACTCTTCGAGAATTCCCATTTGTATTCATATCGGCCCTAAACTTTAACCAATAGTTGCGGTACTCCACCATCTTCTTGTTCGAAGGGGGTGTCTTCTTACTCATGATGTAGTTGGCAGCCGCGCGCTTGTAAGCATTCTTGAGATTGAGAGCGATACCGGTGGTATTCACAGTGTTCATGAGGTACTTCCTCTCAAGTTCTCGGCGTCGTTCCATCTTCCACCTACCGACCACATTCTTTTTGACCTGGTCGATATCCTTCTTGAATGGGACACCCAACTTGTTACCTTTATTGAGGGCGTTGAGAGCGGACTTCATGTTACGTACATCTTGGTTGAGGCTAGGCTTGTAGCGTTTCATCCACTTGTCACCATAGAGTTTGGTGATATCTTTGCGAATGGAGTTTTCGTCGAGACCCCTCTTTTTCATAACCTCAGCCTTCTTGACGTTGCGCTTGGCAGCTACGACATTCCGTTTGGTGGGTTTGGGTGGCGGAGTTGGAGGTTTAGGTTTGGGCTTGTTTAGGCTGTTCCGAACTTGTTCAATCTTTTTACAGAGGGTGACTTTTGTATCCTTTTTGTCAGGTACAATCTTTAGGATCGCAGCGACACGAAGAATTTCATCCTTTTTCATGTCGGTACATATTTTTCGACCAATCTTGAATGTATTTCCGGTGCCAACGAGTGGGACATTCTTTTTCTTATTCGTGTTCTTGAAGGTGACATTCTTCTTCTTGATCATCGCACAGATCTCTTGTTTAGTCGCACGCCTCGTGACACCGTTCCTAGTTACTCTGAAGTTGACAACACCCATCTTTCTCGCCATGTTTATGAGGTCAGGTCTCTTCATGCGTTCACAAGATTTCGTGTCATTCTTTTTCTTTGGTGACACAGGCTTTTTCTTCGTCTTTTTGGGTTTTACACCTTCGTCAAAGATACCGGTGACAGTGATCTGACCATCCTTGTACAGTTTCTCGACCAAATCCTTGGCGATGTCATACCCCTTCAACATAGCTCCGGGAGTTTTAGCACCCACAACCTGAATGTTCCCGGTCTTAGAAAAGATGAGGGTCATGTTCTCGATGGGTACATAGAGAAAAGGTGTTTGTTCTTCGAGGATCGACATGTTCGTCATACCGTACATTCTCTGTCGACTCGCGATCATGGGTAAACTCCTGAAAAGTCCATTAATTCTAAACTGTCCACTCAAATTGTTGTACGTGAATGGGTTGTAAAAGAAGGGTTGCTTTTCGGTATAGGTATTGACGATGAAACGACGAATGAGTTCGGGTTGCTCAGAGATATTTGTACCCACAAAACCACCCGAAAAACGAATTTTCCCATTACGGTAAATGTTTACCGTCGCACCTTTACTTTCAGTGTCATTGGAGAGTGTTAACATGAGCTGCACAGTGAAAAAGTTCTTGTTCAATGCACCTTTGGGACCCGCGGATCTTGTGTGCGAGAAACCAGTTTTAAACTGACCGTAAATTCCCTTTATTTCTCGCGTGTCTATATAAAGACCTTCGCCGATAGGTGTTTTTGGGAGTGGTCTCTTCGCGAGGATGTTTTTGAGATCGACCACAGTTTCCTTCTGTCCGAAACCCGAATCGACCGTGGCGTTAAACATACCAGGGTTAAATTTACTGAATTGAAGTGGGGTTTCCTCGAATTCACGAAGTATGTTATTGGCTATCTTTTCTTCATTCACATCGTCGAACTCATTTTCGAATGCTTTAAACGCACCTGTGTATGTCTTATCATTGACCAAGTTCATCTGAAGACGCTGTGGAACCTGCACCCGTCTGGGTCTGGGTCTGGGTGGTGTGCGAAATCCCGCGGCGCGTTCACGTTGTCTTCGTAGCATATTCTGTTCGAGTTCTCGGGCGAAGTCATTGTTCTCATTCGAGTTTGAGTTTGTTACTTCGACACCAGATTGTCGGACAAATTCCTTGACCTTCTGGCTCATGTTATTATATATGAGTATTTTTTTAATGATTGTCTGTGAAAGTAAGGTCGTCGTCGTCACTGATCAGATCGAGACCATAGATGATTGGTTGGTGCTTGTACAGACGCCCCTTATAGGTTACCGTATCGATGCGCACCTCAACATCCCGAGCACTGAATGGACCGGCATAGAAATCTTGGTGGAACTTGTGATTACCTAGATTGTTCTCCTTGCAATGTTGGTTAAACTTGGGTACAAACTCCTTTTGGGGTACGAAGAGTTCCTTGTCAAGCCTAATGTAGGTGGATTCGAGGAAGTTTGTGAGACTACTCGCGACCATCGCAACCTGCTTCTGGATCGTCTTGAAATATGCGGGTACTACGTTCCAAATATCTTTGTCCCTATACTTACTCGAGTAATCGAGGTATGCCCTGACGCATTTCAGTAGAATGATGGGTAATTCTCTGTCAAGTTTTTCATCGAGTTGTGGGTCAGCTTCCTGGACCTGTTTACCAAAGTTCCAAGGTAAAATACGACGCAGCACGGATCCAGAGTTATCTTTCCAGTTGGGAACCTCGTTACCTCCCAAAACTCCCGGTACCTTCCATTCGACGGATACAGCCGTCTGGTTCTTGATCGCGATGGATACATCTTCACCCGAAACGATCGACTGAAACTCAGCCTGTTCGAGGGCGAGATCACCCTTCACCTCGGGGGCAATAAACATGAAGGCATCCTTGATCGCAGAGAGACCGAACTTCTTCTCGATATTGTTTGAGAGGGTTCCTACATCTTCGGGTTCGTAAAACTTCTTGAAAACCTTCGTGATGAGGGTAGATTTACCAGAACGTGCGATACCCTTGAAGAATGGGATCACCTGCCACCCATCCAGTTCACCGACGTCAAAGCACAGCCGACCACCCATGACATACGCCCAGTCACACACCGCATCCTCAAACTTCTGATACTTTAGGACGGAGTCGAAATAGGGAGTGGGGATATCTTTCCAATTTTCCATATGGGAAAAGTCGTCAAACTGTTTGTCAAAGTATTTGCATGCGATGATACTGGGATCGAGGCATGCATACTTGTCACTCTTATACGGATAAAATCTACATTCATAGGCACCCCTCTCCGGGATCCACTCTTTACCCACAAATACACCATTCTTGAAGGCCCAAACGTGACGACGCTTCTTGATTTCAGGAAACTGGGCATCTTTACACTTGGAGAGGTTATCGATAACTTCTCGGAAGATTGAACCCTTACTCGTAAAGTTCTTCCAGATGACAAAATTACTTTCCTTTTTGGGAAGTGAATAGACATACTCTTCGATGGTAAACTTTGGATCCCACGCCCTCGTACGGAACCCATCTACCGTCTTAATCTCTTCACAGCAGTGTCCCTTGTAACGGCGATATCCCGCCCTGTAAGCCTCCTTGAGTGAGAGCATCAGACACTTCTGGAGGGGTGTTGAACTTTCGATGTCTTCTTCATTCATGGCAGAGGGATCTGTGTAGACACTCACTTGTGGGAGTGCCGTTGGCGAGTTCACACGCTCATAAGAAATCCGATGGCGTCGAACATTCTCGAAACCATCTTCAATCTGGAGAATGACGTAATTGATTCTCTTGATGGTCAGGTCCAAATCTTCATATCCTTTACCATTAGCTTGAACATGGTTCGTGAGTTGAATAAGAAAATTGATCATCCGCTGTTTAATACCCAGAACTGCCATGATGTCAAAACGGTCAGGGTAGGGAAAGCCATCGTCGTCGAAATTATCGGGGTGTACAAATTGTCTGTAGCCCAGCATAGCTGAACGCTCTAAACATTTTGAGTGGATTTCGGGGTTGAGGTACCATCTGAATTCAAAGTCATCGATAATATTGAGTACCTGTTCCTCATTCATTGACTGGATGTTCTGCTTCTGAAGCTCAGCAAGAGCTTCATATATGTTTGGATCCTTATCAATGAAGTGAGTTACTTTCATTTACACTAATTATACTTCTTCTCTCTAAATTAATTTTTCATCTGAGACAACATCTTTATAAGAATTTTGTTCTGGGTCTGAAGCTGGTTCGCAATGTTGACGAGGGCGGAGCAGACAGTGTCACCGTCGTCAGTAGACATAAGAGAGGTCATGAGTTCGGCAATGTCTACACTCTCCCCAAAGTCCTCCTCGATCTCATCGTCCTCGATCTCATCGTCCTCCATCTCAGAGATTTCATCCTCAGACACGATCTCACCCTCCTCAATTTCGTCCTCAATTTCTTCAGGCTGTGTCGACATTTATTATTGACTGAGAAAAATCAGGGTCGGGAAATGCGCATTTGTCCAGAATTATTTTCTCCGTATAGAGTACAAAACACTCACAATGGCCGGCGGTCTCATGCAACTCGTAGCTTACGGTGCCCAGGATGTCTACCTGACTGGCAACCCCGAAGTCACCTTCTACCAGGCGAAGTACAAGCGCCACACCAACTTCGCGATGGAGAACATCGAGCAGACCGTCAACGGTACTGCCGCCAACTCCGGCCGCGTCTCCGTCACCGTCGCCCGCAACGGTGATCTCGTCGGTGACATGTACATCGAGCTCCTCTCGCTCACGTCCAACACCGCGACTTCCCACGCCGACAACGACTGCAACTGGGTCGCCGAGCGTGCGATCAACAACGTCGAGCTGTCCATCGGTGGCCAGCGTGTCGACAAGCACTACCAGAAGTGGTGGCGTATGTACTCCGAGCTTTACCTCGACGAGACCAAGAAGGCTAACTGGGCTAAGATGACCACTGCCCCCTCCTCCACCGTGTACCTGCCCCTCATCTTCTTCTTCAACCGCAACCCCGGTCTCTACCTGCCCCTCATTGCCCTCCAGTACCACGAAGTGCGCATCGACATCGATCTCTCGTCCGATTTCAACACCTACCTTGACACCACCGTCTTCAAGGTGTGGGCTAACTACATCTACCTTGACACTGAGGAGCGTCGCCGCTTCGCCCAGAAGGGTCACGAGTACCTGATCGAGCAGGTCCAGCACACCGGTTCCGACACCGTCACCTCCGATAAGACCAAGCAGGTCCGCCTCTCGTACAACCACCCCGTCAAGGAGCTTGTGTGGTGCTTCTCCAACACCTCCTCCCGTTCCGACATGTGGAACTTCACCTCGCAGAACGTTCTGGGTACCGAGATTGTCC